ATCTATTGGAAGATATGCACAGTTGTATACTCTATTAGGAGATATTTCAATTGGTTTACCGCCAAATTGTAAACTACGCATTGAAGGAAGAACTTTCTTATCATATACTAGTTTATACTTATCTTCTATCTCTTCTTTTAGTTGAGGATATTTCTTGATGTGCATATTCATATTACGCGTTACTAACTCTTCCCATGTCTCTCTTCTATTTAATTCTGGTACATACTTCGCGTACTTCATATAAACAGTAATTTCTGATAATATTTGATTTGATACTTCCATTTCTCTTCCCTTTATTTGTAAGTTATTGATGAAAAAAATAACTGGCTGCTAGACCAGTTGTACTAATAAATATCGATATATACATATATCAGTTCATTTCGTCAAACTTCTTTTTCATCATTTTTCTTAAATATTCATTATGATTATCCATTTCTTTAGTTGTTTCTTTTCCTTGTATAGATGTGTCTACGTATATGTCTATTTGACCGTTACTAGCATTCATTTTACTAGGGAATGTTATTCCATCCGGACCAAATCTATTTTTGATAACGTGCCATCTACCTGTATTTGCCAATTTATCTTCTATTTTTCTACTAAGAGATAGTACAAAATCTGCCGTCATAATTTTAGAATATGATTCTGCTATCTTTTCTGCTCCAATAATATCATCTTCTAAAGCACTACGATTAGCTTGAGATGCTGTCCATACTGGAATCTCATATTCACCTGCTAGGCCTCTTAAGTCTTCATAAATATTACCTAATTCTAATCTAACTTCTCTTCCGTTACCTCTTAATAAATCTGCATAATCTACTATTATCATATCAGGCTTTTTACCATGTGCTATACACCTTTGTATGTGTGCAGATATAGTATTGACGGTAGCTGCCTTTGTTGGATAATACTTTACTATTAAGTCTCCTTTTATAGAAGAAATCTTCTTTTTTACCTCATCAATATTATATTTCAAATCTTGTGCAGATATTCCAGTAAATACACTATCATATCTCAAACCTACATATGCTTGATTCAGTTCTAAGGTATAATGTATAACATTCAATCCTGCTTTTACTGCATTAGCACCGACATTTACCAAAGCCCATGATTTACCAATACCTGCAGGAGCAACCATCACACCTAACTCACCTTTTCCTAAGCCACCGTCCGCTATATCATCTATCGCGTCCCATCCTGTTGTTATGGTGTTTCTAACGCTTTCTTCATATCTTTCATCTACATGTTCTATGTATTCGTGGCCAACATCTTTTTCTACGCCAGCTTTAAGAGCGTTATCAACTTTTGCCTTTATTAAGTCATAATCACCCCTATTTAATAGTTCTACAGATTCAACAATGGCTTTCTTTATCTCTTGATTTTTACAAAATTCTAAAGCTTTTTCCTTTACAAAGGCTAAATCATCAGATTCCATTTGTTGAAATGCAGACTTTATATTTTCAGCTATTGATTTTTTTAGTAGGTCATTTTCTATTTCAACTATTTTAACCTTCATGGCTTCTAGAGTAGGAACTGTTCCATATTCTTTGAAATAGTCCTTTATCATATCTAGTATAACTATATTTGACTCTGATTCAAAATATGAAGAATCTAGAATATCTATTATTTGCTGTAAAAATAGTCTATCCTTAAAAAGAATCGCAATCAGTTTTATCTGAAATGCATACCCAAAATCACTTAATTTATTTACGTTACTCAACTATTATCTCCTGCTATTGCAAACGCGTTTAACGAACTAAACGTATCTTTCAGCCATAGTTCTGGATTCTTTATATTCATATTTATAGAATCTTCTAATAACATCTTCATAAAATTTGGCTTTACTAATTTTGGTATGTTATCACTACATATATTATATATAGATTCCTTTGACCTACCAGATATATCTACATCTTCCAATTGCATTAGTTTATAGTTTAATTCTAGTAATTCTCTATTGTTTAATATATCTGATGCTAGTTTAGTGCCATCATTTTTTTGTTTGATGTATTCAAATATGTTTTCTAATTTAACCTTTTTGTCTTCAAAAAGTAATGGCAGTCTTTTCATAAGTGTTTTACCGCCTGCTCCTCTTATTCCTGGTATGTTGTCTGAACTGTC